GGACCCTAACGCCCAATGTTTAGATGTTAATATACCTTTTCCAAATGGCGTAGTTAGTGCAACGATTAGTTCAAGCACGGCAGGTGTTACAATTACTCCAAGCACTATAACAGAAAATCAATTAGTAGAAGTTTGTATCCCTGCGAATGCTAACACTACGAGCAATATAACAGCCGAAAACACGAACCCAATAATTACAGAAATAGGTCAAAACCTAATTACTGAAGAAAGCTCGGTACAAGTAATAGAATTAGACGTTACTTATACGTATGCTAATGGCTCAATTGGATATACAACAATAATAATAGCTCAAGAATGATAGCACAAATATTAGAACTTTTAAAAACCGATGATTTCTTTAATGTAAGTGAGATTGTCGACATAGCGAAAGGAAAACACGAATACACTTCGAACCTAAAAAAGATTTATAAACAGCAGAAACGAAAGTACAATGGCAGAAAAAAGAACGATTGAGTTAGAAATACAAGATAATAGTAAAACACTCAAACAACAATATAGAGAGGCTGTTCAGGAATTACAAAAAGTTTCCGCTCAATACGGTGAAACTTCGGCTCAAGCTGTAAAAGCCGCAAAAGCTGCTGCGGAATTAAAAGACCAAATCGGATTTTCAAAAGATTTAGTAGATTCATTTAACCCTGATGCTAAATTCAGTGCGTTGACACGTTCTATTGGCGGTGTTTTAGATGGTTTTCAAGCGTTTGAAGGTGCTTTAGGGCTTGTTGGTGTTGAAGGTGAGGCAGTACAAGAAACCTTACTTAAGGTTCAATCTGCTATGGCTGTTTCTCAAGGTGTTCAGGGTTTAATGGAAGCTAAAGATTCTTTTAAACAATTAGGAACGGTAGCTGCAACTGCATTAAAAGGAATTAGAACTGGATTAGCAGCAACTGGTATAGGAATATTTTTAGTAGCATTAGGCACTGTAGTCGCTTATTGGGACGAAATTAAAGAGGCTGTAAGTGGTGTAAGCGCTGAACAAAAAGCATTAAATGAAAGAACTCAAAAAGATTTAATAGCAGCCGAAGCTAAAGTAGACGCGTTAAATAAACAAGATAACATTTTAAAACTTCAGGGTAAAACTGAAAGGCAAATACTACAATACAAAATAACGGAATTAGACACTGCTATTAAAATTGCGGAAACTAATTTAACAAATGCAAAAGCAACTGCTAAAGCTCAATTTGAAACCGCGAAAAGAAATAGAGATATTTTAGTTGGTATTTTAGATTTCTTAAATGCGCCGATAAAAAGAATATTAGAGACTGTTGATAAAATAGCAAAATTTGCAGGTCAAGATACTGGACTATCTAAATGGTTTGAAACTTTAGAAAAAGCAGGCAAAAAGCAAATTGATATGTTTATGTTAGGCGATAGCATTGAAGAAGGGTTAGCGTCTATTAAAACTGCTGAAGATAAATTAGTAGAATTAAAAAACACACAGGCTGGTTATGTTTTAGCAATTCAACAAATTGATAAACAAGCGCACGAAAAAGTTATCAATGATTCTAAGAAACAAGGAAAAGAAATAATTGATTTAGAAAAACAAATTCAAGATGAAAAGCTAAAACTTGTAGAAGATGAAAATGCAAAGGCTCAAATGTTGGCTATTGCGGCTGCTGAAGAACGAATTAAAGAAGTAGAAAAAACAACTGCTGATGAAAAGCAAAAAGCGGAATTAATTAAATTAATTAGAGAAAACCTAAATAATGAACTTGACGCTTTAGATGAAGAATATTATGCGAAACAAAATGCTGCAAAGGCGGAAGCTGATAAATTAAGAATTGAACAAGAAAACGCATATTTAGATCAAATAGAACAAATACAAGAACAAAACTTTCAAAATAGTTTAACTGAACAACAAAGAGAATTACAAGCTGTAAATGATAAATATTTTGCGTTAGAAACAGCGGCGCAAGGCAATGCCGAACAAATGGCAATTATCGAAGAAGCAAAGAATTCAGAAATAGATAAAATAAATGCAACTTACGAACAAAAAGAAGCCGAACGCAGAAAGAAAAATAGAGACTTTGCGATTGAAATGGCTTTATCAAGTTTAAGTACAATTTCTAATTTAACAGAATTATTTGGTAAGAAAAACGAGAAAGCTGCTAAACGCGCATTCCAAGTTAATAAGGCTGCCCAATTAGCAAGTGCTGTTATATCAACTTATCAAAGTGCTACGAGTGCCTATGCTTCGCAATTTGTTCCGCCAGACCCAACTTCTCCAGTTCGTGGTGCTATCGCAGCAGGTGTTGCCGTAGCAGCAGGGTTAGCGAACGTAGCTAAAATTGCATCTCAAAAGTTTGAAGGCGGTGGTTCTTCAGGCGGTGGTGGTGGTTCATCTGCTGGTTCAGGTGGTGGCGGTGGTCAAATGGCTGCACCTCAATTTAACACGATCGGAACAAGCGGGATAAACCAATTAGCAACGTTACAACAACAACCTACTAAGGCGTATGTAGTTAGTGGTGAGGTTACTTCGGCTCAAAGTTTAGATAGAAATAGGTTACAAAACGCAACATTATAAGTTAGATAGTTATGGCAAAGATGGAAATTATAGAACTGCTTATTGATGAGAATAAAATCGAAAGCGGTATCAATGCGGTTTCAGTTGTTGAAAGTCCTGCAATAGAAGAAAACTTTGTAGCCTTAAAAAAACACGAAGTAGAACTAAAAGAAGTTGACGGAGAAAAACGAATCTTAATGGGTGCAGCTTTAGTTCCTAACAAACAGATTTACCGTAAAAACGGAGACAAAGAGTTTTACATTTATTTCAGTGAGGACACGGTACGCAAAGCATCTGAGTTATTTTTAATGAGAGCCAACCAAAACAACGCAACCTTAGAACATGAAAAGAAAATGTTAGACGGAATGTCAGTTGTTGAAAGCTGGATTATTGAAGACGAGAAACAAGACAAGTCAGCAAAATACGGATTCAATTTACCAAAGGGAACTTGGATGATTTCAATGAAAGTAAACAACGACGAGATTTGGAATAAGGTAAAAGCAGGTGAAGTAAAAGGATTTAGCATCGAGGGTTATTTTGTAGACAAATATGAAATGAGTTTACAAGAAACTGAAGAGGATAGATTGATAAATGCTATTCGTGATTTAATACTAAAAGACGAACAATACAATTTAGAAACTTATAACGACTACCCAAAAGAAGCAAGTGAAAACGCAAAGATAGCTTTACGTTATGCTGAAGAAAACGGTTGGGGAGACTGTGGTACGCCCGTAGGAAAAGCAAGAGCTAATCAATTAGCAAACGGTGAGAATATAAGCGAAGACACTATTGCACGAATGGCAAGTTTTGAGCGACATAGACAAAGTTCACAAAAGGAATTAGGTGACGGTTGCGGTCGTTTAATGTGGCTTGCATGGGGTGGTGACGCTGGAGTTGAGTGGGCGCAAAGAAAGTTAGAACAAATCAGAAATAAATAACATGGCAGAAAAAACACTAAGTAAAGTAAGTCCTCGCGGTGGCAAAAGGGGTTGTTTATGTAAAGACGGAAAATACTCAAAGGAATGTTGCGACGGAAGTTTACAAGCTCAAGGGATAGGCAAAACAGCGAGTGTAACGCCACAAAATGTAACGATTACAGAAATAGACGGAGTGAGAACGATAGTACGTCAAAACGGATAAAAAAGGAACAAGTATAAATTTAAAAGTTAATAAGTTATGAATACACTAAAAACAGTTTACGACAAGTTGTTCAAAGAAGAAACAACAAATTTAGCTTCGCACGAAGTACATTTAGCTAAATCATTAAAAGAATTAGAAGACATTTACAAAGAACTTCAAAAGTCTGGCGAAGGTGTTTCTAATTACACAAGTATGTTAAAACAAGTAGTTAATGGTTTTAATAATACTGGAAAAGCTTTTAATATTTTAAGTGACCGATATAAAACCGAGTCTGATGCTACAATAAAAGTAGTTAAAGATTTAGGACTTGAAGTTCCGAATAGCGTTTTAAATCAAATAAAATTTATAGGACAATATAAAACAAAAGCAAAATCTATGTTTGATTTAGCGAATAAAATAGAAGCTGGATTAAAAAATATTTAATAAAACAAAAATGAAAAATAGCTTAATAAACCAAATCAAAACTTTACTCGGAATGGAAGTAAAACTTGAGCAAATGAAATTAATGGATGGTGTAACAGTTTTAGAAGCTGACTCATTCGAAGCAGGTAACGAAGTGTTCATTGTAACGGAAGACGAACAAAAAATTCCTTTGCCAGTAGGTGAGTATGAGTTCGAAGACGGACGTATGTTAATAGTAGTAGAAGAGGGTGTTATTTCCGAAGTTAAAGAAAAAGAAGAAGAAGTTGAAGAGCCAGAGGCTGAGGTAGAAGTTGAAACCGAGAAAAAGGAAGAAATGGAAACTGAAAAAACTGCTCCTAAGAAAACAATCGAAAGCGTAGTTAAAGAAACTT